CTTAGTCTCTAGTGTGATTCCTATAGAATCTCCATACTCAACTAACTTTGCCTTAGTCATTTTGCTTAAATTAATATCACTCATCATTTTTTCCTTCATCAAATTCGTAGGGATATGGAATACCGAGTTGTCCACATCCAAACATTGCCAGACCTCTTATAATATCTTCAATCAATTGCACCATGATTGCTTTGCTTCGCCGTAGTATTCACGGGCATGACCATTATCGATCAATTGCTTACGTAAACTTTTACCGTCTAGTATAACATCACCTAGTACCCTACCGCCATACTTGTCCCAATCCCAAATGGCAATCTTAGTAGTCTTTGCTGACTTGACGAGCTTCTTAGTGAATGCCGAAGCGGCTTCACCAGCCGCCTTCTCTTTATCGCATTGTCCTCTGAATCCCTTCTCAGGAGTATCAACACCGTAGACACGAATGCTTAGTTCCTTTTTAAGTGGCTCAGGTATAAAATCAGCCTCGAATGCTACTGTATCACCATCGATAACACGGGTAATCTTCCAATCGTACTCTTTCATAACAACATCTTTAGCGAATACGCCTGTTGTTAAAATGCCTAAGATCAAAAGCGTTAATAGGTTTTTCATTATTTTTGCCATCCCTTGATCACATCAGAGTTAAAGTTAGCTCTAGAGAATTGAAGTCTATCAACTAGCTTTACTGCATTCTTACCGATGTGGTCGATTGCCACAAAGCCTTCTTGTTCTGTGACTTTGTATCCGTCAGCGGTTCTTAGGAACGTACCAACAGTTTTTGCTTTGTCTAGCTTTCTGATAATCATAAGCTTTGCGTCTACGATTAGGTTATACAGCTGGAACAATGAGACGATTTGTGCTTTAGGAGTATTAGAGAAATAGGAAAGAATCTCTTTTCGTTTTGCGGCTTTAGTTTCTTTACTCTTATCAGTCTTCAGCTTATCCATTTCTTTTTGGTAGTAGTCGTAAATGAATTCCATTAATCCTGTTACAAATGCCGAAGGGTCGGTAATTCTTTCGCCTATACGCACCTTAGTGTTGACGTAGGTCTTAACTCGTGTTAGCAACTCTTCATTCTCAGTGATGCCGTCAAAGGTGGACTTGTCGATAGAGTTGAATAGCTTGCCTGCTTGGGATAGAACAGCCGTGACCTCAGCAGTCTCTTCCTGCGTCATGTTAGCAGTACCGGAAACGTCTTTGTAAACAGCGTCTACTGACCAGACCGATTTCGATTTTTTGAGACCGCTTGCGATCTCCTCTCCAAAACTTGCCGACATTGATTCAAAAGATTTACCTCGGTAGTTAGTGTGCCAAACCACACCGATCTGGGATCCGATGATTTGTGAAGCAAGCTGGCTTTTTGCTGGTATCGCATAAACAATGGTATTAGGATGGAAAGTAATATACGATTCTCCATCAATAGTAACTTTGCCGAGATCCTTTTTCGCATATAAGAAATCACCTTGTATCACTCCTGTAATGTTCAAAGATGGCAAATGTTTCAGTGCCAATTTCATTTTTGTATTCAGATCGCCCTTTGCGATATCATCATCAATGTCTTTATCTGACTTATACACCATCGGGTTCTTATTGAAGATGCCCTTCTTTGCGACAAAGAACTTGCCGTCAGATGGATCGATACCGGCAAATACTGCTGGTGCGCCATCCCATTTGACAGTAACGTTAACTTTAGAGGCAGTCTTGCCTGCTAACATGTCACGCAATGCACGAAGATAGTTGATAGACTGTCTCGCACCTTCGACTCCTGCGTTAAGCAGATTGTCCTCAAGATGTTCCATGTGAACATTCTTTTCTTCTATCAGATAGGTAGATAGTCTTTGCATTATTTTTTTACCTTAAACTTTGTATCATTTGGATACTCTCCTCGACTAGAGTTTCTAATCTCGATAAGATAGTCCTCATAACTGTTACTACATAGAATACTAATTTGTTTAGAGTCTTTGTTCGGATAGCGTATAGCATCGACTTTCTTATCTTTATCTAACCAGAAGACTTTCCACCCGCTAACCAACCGACGCACGTAAAAGTAATTCATTCCCCAGGCTCTATTGAATATCTTTTCAATCTCAGCTTGGTTTGCCTTCTTAACTGGTATATTAGGTCTAAGTTTATTTATACTGTTACGTACATCGAATCCAGATTGAACCTTGTTTAGATCAACTCCAAATGAGTTCAATAAATCAGCGCCGGCGGAGTTAGTCTGTAGTGTACCATCTTTAGAGAATAGGGAGGCAGCTCCCGAATAGGCACTGAATGTGTTGCCTTTAACATCTTTGAGTGAGATGAACCACTCTTCTCCATTGTTATCCTTAAGCACGATATCACCGATGACAGCGCCTAGCTTTTCGATAGGTATGCCTTCTTTTCTGGTGGGACCAGTTCTTTGCTTTGCCGAAATTATTTCGGAATTTGCGAATGGCGAATGCGCCTCATTCATTTGTGCAATGAGACTTGCCATCTCACTATCTTGTCGTATTTTAAAAAATTGATCTAGATTTTTTACAGTACGCATCTCGAACTTCTCGCCCGAGTTTGCACCTCGGGCAATGATGATGTCGTACATCTGGTCATCGAAGGTAAATGAGTAACTAGGGAATTTAGAACTATTAGGCGAGATATCATTAAACTTCAGTGATTTAATGTTTTCGTCTTTTTTGAGTTGATTGCTTAAGTGCTCAATGAGTGCCGCACTAGTATCTTGCTCTTTATTGATAAGCTGGAGTCGGTACTCACGATACCGTTTATCATTTGAGCCAGTCTTGCCTTTAGGATGCGTAGGAGCAACCTGATAATTCTTTGACTTAATCATCGAATTCAGGTTGTCGGCTATCTTCTGAAATGCGTCATTTGGCTTTGCCATGTAGATACTCTGTGTTGGTTATATCTACATATTTATATCAAGGTTAACTACGCCTCATTGTAGCATAGTCCTTAGGATTATCTCCACGTCCAACTGGAACTAGGTTGGACTTATGCATTGTCGCAATACCGATCATGTAGTCACCTGAGTAGACTTGCCTTTCTTTCAAAAGGCCTGCAGTTGGATCATTAGGCGATGTATGACTTGGGTAACGAGTTTCGTCCCGCAGCCTAGTCTTCTCAGGCACATATGACTCAAATGACTTCTTCTTGGAGTTTACTTTACCGGTTCTATAGGTAATATAGTCTTGCAGAGTGTTGAACTGGAGACATGGCATATTCTGCTTTCGCATGTCCTTGCTATGTTGCCTCCAGTCCTTCTCCATCTGGGCAAGATCAACCTTTTTCGGCTTGCTTGCGGGTGCGTACACACCCTTGACCAGGTGCATACTCATGCGAATGCGCTCCTGTTCCATTGGTTATAGATCAGATTAACAAAAGGGAGGGGCGCACCAGATAGCTTCACTGCGGTCCGTTTAACGTTGTCCTCACTATACACATCGTGGGCACACTCAAGAATACGAGCCTCTTGTAATGCCTCATTCACCAACTTTTCCAATCGATTGTCTTCCATAATGTAGCTCCATGTAGTTATGCACAGAGTTTCAGTATACACCACTCCAGAGAGGATGTCAAGTGAAAAATCGATTTATATAAATAACTATTGGGTGCGTGTTAATGTGTAATAACAAGAGGCAAGTGTGACAGTTAAAAAACAACTCACAGAAGGAATAGCTGGGGAAGCATCGTTAGATGCAGGTGGGGTTCCTCCCAGTCACGCAAACATGTAAAGGGCAACTTTGTTGCCTTTTACTCTATGTGGGCGCCGACTTTTCTAGTAAGCGCATCTAGATCACGGCGAAGAGAATCGAGCTCCTTTGCGATAGTCGGGTACTTGTTTCTCCAGGCAATTGCCTCTTTGTCAAGAATGTCAATCCCATATCGCTTGTTTGCCCATGAGGCAATAGCTTCAAACCTCATATAACACCAAAGTCCTGCCTTGGTATCCTTGAACCATTTTGTAGTTGCCGCTCCTAGTAAAGAGCCTGCAATATTACTTAATAACCACAGCCACATACGTTTCTCCTATTTTAGCCCTTTGAAGTTGGGCCTTTTGGTTTGCTTTGATCTATACGATACAATGTCGTCGTCATCATTTGATCTATCTGAATCAGTCCTATCTACATATGAGCTTTTGTTAGCAGACGGCTTAGAGTCACTGACCAAATCTTGAGCAGATTCCTCTGCATCATAGAGCTTCATCTTAGATCGGTCAATGCCGATAACAAAACGCTTAAGGGTATTGGTATCACCCCAACGATTCTTTAACTGCTTGACCATCAACTGTCCTAGGGCTTCTAGCTCTTCAGTGGATATCAAACCAAACATAAAGTCAGCAGTAGCTGGCAAACCAAAAGATTCAGAAGTATCTTCTAGGTTCAAGTCAGAACTACTATAGCCTGTACGAGTCGTTTGGGTAGCACTTAGAACTGGAACGTTGAACTCTACGGCTAGACCACGCAACTCTTCGGCAATTGCCTTGATAAGAGTGTACGAGTTCACATTACCGCCAGCTTTCATTCTAGCACTAGTACAGATATTTAGATAATCGATATAAACGATATCTGGCTTGAAGTTCTTCTTTAGCTTTAACTCATTCAACAGGTGCCTGAAGTGCGCCGAGCCAGCGCTAGCAGTAGGAAACTCTTTCACGATTAGCTTGCCAGTAGTTTTTTCTTTCACTCGGGCAATACGTTTCTCATAGACATCCTTTGGCATCTCGGATAGAGAGTCAACGGTAGTGTTCAATAAGTTGGCATCAATACGTTCAGAAATCTTCTCTTCTGCCATTTCCATAGTGATGTACAGCACATTCTTACCAGCCATCAGATTGGCAGCGGCGCAGTGGGTCATGAACAGAGTCTTACCAACGCCAGTACCTGCGAGGGCAATAGATAGAGACTTGCGAGATAAACCACCCTTAGTGATCTTATTGAACAGTTCTAGGTCAAACGGTACCTTGTCTTCTTTAGTATGGTAGAACTGAAATCGTTCTTCTGTATCCTCAAGAAAGTCATGACCGATACTCTGGTCGAACGATACACCAAGAGCCTTAGATAGAAGTTCTGGAATAGACCCCTTGTCTAGTGACTTATGATTTCCGTCTAGTACCAGAATGGATTCACGAACGGCATTGTAGATTGCCTTGTCTTGACAGAATTTCTCTGTTGTATCGACAAGCCATTCCATATCCGTTTTATCATCATAATTCAATGAGTCGATTAGCGTAACAATAGACTTGAATTGGTCATCATTAATGTCAGTCTTCTCTTCAACAACAAGTTTAAGCGAGTCTTTTGTGGGAATGCCGTTATACGTTTCGATATAACTAGCAACGGTTTTGTACAGCGTTTTCTCAGCGAAGTCACCGAAGTACTCCTCGCTAAGAAAGGGAATTACCCTACGCATGTAATTTTCGTTATGCAGTAGACCTGCAAGAACGGTGGATTCAATCATCTAGGTCGCTTTCCTGTACAGTAAGGTTTGATTGATCAGACAACATCTGACCTGATGCCATAGTATAACACGATTTGATGTAGGATGCAAGATCAGTTTTCTCAAACATCATCAACCAGAACTCTGAACTATCAAGAACTTCTTTAGCTCTCATTTTGTTAGTCGTCAGAATTTCACCAGTTTTGGGGTCTACACCTTCATACCAACCAACGCTAGGCTTAGTGATATAACCACCTTGCTCTGCAACTTCCATCAAGCCAGACCACTTAGAGATACCGCCTTCGAATGTGACAGTGACTGGAATCTTGGACTTTTCACGAACATGGCGAGACTTCTCGATGTTGATGATAAAGTGGTAACCCATAATCTCAGTGCCTGCTTTCTCTTGCTGGCGACCGATAATCCAGATAGCATCAGCAGAGTAGTAAGCACCAGTGCCACCAGAAACGATATCCTTTGGATACAAGCCAATCTCTTTGTACGTGTGGTTAACAGCAACGAGAGGAATGTCTTTTAGGTTCAAGTGAGGAGTGAGCATACGGAACAGCGACTTCATTTGCTTTGCCCGTGTCATATCAGCTACAGACTTACCATCAAGGGCATCATCAACCTCTTTCTTGGAAGCAAGGTTACCAATCGAATCGATGACGATACACACTCGGTCAGCTTTAGTGATACCCTCTAACTGTTTCATGATATCAAACTTCAGTTCTTCAACGTCCGTAATAGGCGTATGAATGACCTGTTTCATGTTAATACCGAATGACTCAAAGTATGCTTGCGGTGTACCGAACTCTGAGTCATAGAACAGAATTACCGCTTCGGGATACTTCTTCTGATAAGCCGCTGCCATCAGCAATGCGAATGCAGATTTAAAGTGCTTTGAAGGACCTGCTAGCATCAGCAGACCAGGCACTAAACCACCGTCAACACGACCCGACAAGGCTACGTTGATCATAGGAACAGGCGTAGGTGCCATGTCCTTTTTACCAAAGACCTTTGAGTCCATGATGGCCGAAGTCAACTTAATCGTAGAGTTCTTGGCCAGTTTTTCCATCAATGATGATGACATTTCATTCTCCTATAGTAGATTGCAATTCGTCCATTATAACATCAACCATTGTAAATGTCAAACAGTTTCTTTTCAAAGGCTTCAATTTTGGCCGTTCGGTTAGGCCAGAGGATGTACTCTTTCTCTGGATTAGCCTTCAGGTTGTTCAGCAATGGCACGATAGCATTATAAAGCTTATCGAGCTTTGACTGAGCGGCGATTGCGGTATGTCCTACTTCTGTGGCAGTGGACTTAAGTTCTTGTACTGTCTTTAATTCGTCTTCATCAACTGCCGTGAATCCGAAATCAAAAATATCTTCTTTCATGTGAAAA